TTTGCCATGGTTACATTTCCTCCTTCTTCGCTGCCGGTTTCTGCCGGCATGTTATTATTTGTCTTAACCGGCGCATTTGCACCGGGGTTGACCGTTTGAATATATTCAGGCAACTTCGATGGAAGCGGACTCATTAACCGAATCGCACGCCCATTCACATAAATAGTGCTTCGGTCTGCACTGGCTGCTATACTGACCGGTTCAGCATCATCCAGTAATTCATCCGCAAAACCTTTGTCAACAGCCTCTTTGCCTGTCATATAAGTGGTTTCAGCCATCATGTGTTTAATTACTGTTTCTGAGAGATTGGTTTTGCGCTTATAAATTGATACCTGGGCTTTGTCCCAGGCGTCATTTGAATCTGCTATCTGCCGCAGTTCATCCGCGTTATACCAGCCGAATAGGAGGCGTATGCACTTATGTATCATGATGATGCTTGAGGGGTTTACCCGAACCGTATCGCAAGCGCACATGATAAGCGAGCCTCCGGACATTGCCATTCCATCTACGATACAAATCAGTTTTTTGCCTTTGGCTGCAAGTTCCCTGAGCCGGTTATGAATGAGTATGGCAACACCGGCATCGCCACCGATGCTGTTCATGCGGATAATAATTGTCTTTGCACCCTCAATGGATTTGAGGTCCTCCAGAAACTCACTTTGAGTTATAAATTCTCCTTCGATCGGTTCTCCCCACCAATCAGTAGGCTGCTGCTCCACGATTTCACCATACATGGTTATCTCGGCAGTATCGCCGTCGACAATAGCCATGGTATAGCAGTTGCGCTCAATCTTGATATTGGGGAGCTTTTTCCCAAACATGCCTGACAAAATATTAGGCATCCGTCTCACTTCCTTCCGTATCATTATCAGCAAGCGTGGCCATGTAATTGCCGCCGCCGGCTTTCTTAAGCAGCTCGTTTTCCCTTGACAGCTGTTCCAGGTTTTCTTCCCAGTCGCCACCGTTCAGCTCAACCGTCACTTCTTCATGTGTCTTGAATCCGCGGTCGACATACATAATTGCTGCCTTTGCCTCTTTGGTCGGATCGAGCTGTCCTTGAGCCGGACCTATCCATCGAGCGCCGCACCAGGCCATGCGAACGAGAGGATCACTGAAAAATCCGGGTGCTTTTATGCGTCCCCGGGCCACGGCTTCCGTTAACCAGAGCTCGTATATCGGCTGGCAGAAATCATTGACAAACCACTGCCGGCGCATCTTGAATGCTTCCCAGGCATGGAGCAGGGCACCGCGGCTTGCAGAATAGCTTGAATTGAAATTCTTTAAGAGGATATCCTTCGGAATCTCAAGGGCTGCTCCGATAAGCTCGCATATCGTTTCAACAAAATCTTTGAATCCGGATGTAGGTATATTGGGGTTGCCGAACACGATATCCTCATTTTCTCCCAGGTGGTTAACCGTTCCCGGTCCCATTTCATATTCGTTGTCGCTTGTTGAAACCTCTGCCGGCTCTTCACCATCCAATCCGACAATATCTCCACCGGCCTCATTCACCGGAATTTCCGTTGTATCAGTATTTGTCTTTATCCACGCAGTAAAAAACGACTGAACCAGCGCTGCCATCAGTTCGCTCTCCGTATAACGGCGAAGCTGCAGCAATTCCTCAATTACTGGTGCTAAATAAGTAACCCCACGGTATTGGTCAGGCCTTTCCGAATCCATGATATGCAGAATATTTGGCAACCCGGTTAATTCACCGTATGCCGGAACGCGCACCCATTCAGTTTTTTCAGTTGTAAGCTGATACGGGTATGTATTCCGGACATAATAGGCCACGATCATGCCTTCCTTATCCACTTCAACACCGTCAAATATTCGATTACCGTCCTTTGTCTTGCCATCAGTAATGCTTGGCGAGATAAGGGTTGCATTGTCTGTCGGTGTTGAAACGCGGTCAGCTTCTATCAAATGAACACGCAGGGAGTAGGGGGATAATTTTGTCGGTTCATACCGCTTAATCAGCGCGAACACATCGCCGCTCATTAACCATGATTGGAGTGCGAGCTGCTGTAAGCCAGCAAAGTCGTTAACACCAATAGCATCACAGTTTTGCTTATGGTTCGCCCAGAGCGCAAACTCAGCTTCGGTCCTGCGCTGCCATTCCTTTGCCGCTTCCGGTGTCAAGCCTAAAATATCACGGTCAATCCTGGATCTGAATTGCAATCCCATCCCGATTATACTGGTGCGGTTTGTCTTTATGGCCGAAGCTGCAACAGGGGATGCCATGTAAAGTATGCGGCCACGCTGCCGGAGCGTAGCATTATTCCAGTCGATATCCTCTCGCGGACTTCCGCTTTGAGCCGTAAATGCTTTGAGAGCTCTTTTATAATAACTTGCCCCCGCTTCACTATAGCCTTTTGCCTGCGGGCGTCCGCTGCGTCGGCTTATATGTTTATTGCTCAATTTATCGCCTCCAATCTTTACAAAATAAACGGAATGTCCAGTGGCGAAAGGAGCAAACTCCGCCGGACATTCCGTTGGCAAAGTCCTTTCGGACTTATACCCATTACCAGTCACGCGGAACTATACCAAAAGCCTTCCTCGGCTTTCGGCCGCGTAATATTGCGGTGTATTCATCGACTTTCCGCTCAGCTTCCTCGATTTCTGCCTTGAGTTTCGGCAAATCAAACCGGGTGAGAGAGCGGTCATCTATCGTATAGCTTTGAACGCCCCCTTCAACAAGAGCGAGATAAGCAGCTCTCAGTTTGGCAAGTGCATCCTTCCAAAATTGAAGCCTTGCCTTTATTTCAGTCATATCAGCCATTTAAGGAACCCTCCTTACCAATCGTTAAAAAACTTGTTCAACGCGCTGCTGGGTTTTTTCTTTTGCTTCACAGGTTGTTTACGCGGCTCCGATATCGGTTTATTGTCTTTTGCTTCCTTTATCCGTTTGTCTATTGCATCCAAATCAATAGGCAAGGCCTTGAACGCTGCAAGAGCATAGTTGCGACAGTCTAACGCTTCATTCCGTTCATGGCCGGGTATCTTTTCCCATACCCACGGATTTTTTCGCTCAGGTTTATATACTAACCGCTCGGATAACAGCCCTTTAAAATATGCCGGGCCATAATCGTCGCGTTTGGGGAAATGGCAATACTTCGGTCCTGGTGTTTGCACCTTGAGGTTATCCATGATAATCTGTTTGCCTGCATCAACGCCGATAGTATATTGCCAACAGGTACCGAGACTTTTCCCTTTGATGATGATTTTCTGTTTTTTAGGCGGGGAGGTATATGGGATTCCGTCACCGCCGCGGCCTTTGACAGCAAACACCTTTTTGCTTAACCGCTCCCGGCAATGGTATCTGACTTCCTGAGTAAAGTGTCCGCCTTCATCAACAAAGGTCATTGATATGCGCAGGCCTACACCGTTTTTGAAGTAATAGACTTTATCTATGATGTCATCGAGCTGCTTCCATACATCCGGATTATCTGGCCGTCCCATGATGATGCCTTTTTTAATGCCCCAGCTCTCACCGAAGTGGCCGAAACCAACCACTTCAAATTCAAGCCTGTCGTCCTGGGTATCAACGCCACAGGTTAAGACAAGAACACCGTCCGGCAGCTCAGCTTCATACTGCTCACGTCTTGCCATAATACTATCTTCATCTTCCAGATCGCCGCGGTCTTCCCACAGCTCACCGAAGCGGGTGTTATATACAACCTGCAGTTTTTTGCTGCTACCCAAAGCATTCAGATATTCCAGGATGGTAGATTGCCACGAAGCCCAAGGGCTCACGAAAGCATTCAGCCAAAACGAACGACAGCCATTGAGGTGGTATGCGTCAGGATTCTCCGCTATCCATTTGGCCGGCTGGCTTTTTACCTGTTTTTCTGTGGAAATCGCACCACAACTGGGGCAAATATACCTGATATTGCTTACCGAATATGTCTTTTTTCCGGCCACAATTTTCTCTTCGTAATCGTAGCGAATATCAGAAAAAGTGATGTTATTGTACTCACCGCAGTGAGGGCAGGCCACGCACCAGCGCTCCATAGTGCCGGTAGCATATGCCGCTTCAATGTTACTCGCATTTTTGATTGTGGGCGTGGACACTTCAACAGCCTTCGCATTATAGAAAGTTATTTGCCTGGCCCTGGCAAGTTCCCAGGGGTCACCTTCATTGCCGGCCGATGTAGCCCATCTGTCACGTTCGTCACCGAGTATGTATCGTATTGGCTTCGACGCCAGGGAATGCGCTTCAGTTGAACCGCATAAAGTTAATATTCCGCCCGGATATGTTTTCTGCAGAATCGTGTTTCCGCTATCCCTGCTTTTCGGCTCCGCAACCTTTTTCCTGAGTGACGGGCAGTCCCGGATCATGGGAGCGATACGGAGCTTTGAATAATCTTTAGCATCAATGGTAGTCGGGTGGATAAAGAGGATGGAGCCTGGATCCTCATCAATGATATACCCGATAATGTTATTGAGCAGCTCGGACTTTCCAACCTGGGAAGCTGCAACCATAACAATACGCTTGACCTTCGGATCCGTAAAAGCATCCATTGGCTCTTTGAGATAGGGAGTCCTATATGTCCGCCAGGGTCCTGGTTCAGCACTGCTTTCAGGAGAGAGACGGCGTTTTTTGTCAGCCCATTCCGTAACGGTCAGGTTTTCAGGAGGTTTCATTGCTGCAATGGCTTTTGCAATTGCAGCATTCAATCGTTTCGCATCACTCTTCGTCGTCATGGATATCGCCGCTTTCTATGTCCCAGCTCCTGCGTTCCCGGACTCTTTCTTCGTACTTTTTCGGGTCGTATTTGTAATTTGAGAGCTCCTCCATGACTTTATAGACTTCCCGGCGTATTATCTCTGCTGCTTCGGCAGGATCCTGTGTTGATGCAACATCAACTGCAAGCCTGCCAGGCAGGGCCAACAGCATGCTCCGGATATTGTATATTAAATCCTCGGTCATAGCTGCCACATCTTCGGACCGGTGCATTTTGCCCTGAAGCTCTTTCGCTTCCAGTACCGTGATTATGGCCTTGGCTTTTTTAATGCTGATTTCAGCTTCCTGCTTCTCTTTCTCTGCAGCGTTGTCAGCTTTTTTCTCCTCTGCTGAGTTCAGGCGCTCTTCCAGCATCGCGGTATAAGCTCTCATGGTTGCTAAAAGGTCAAAAAGCGAGCCGTGGGGAGTGCTTTTCTTGTTAAGCGTTCCCTGGCTGACCAATTGGCCGATCCATTGATTGCTTTTGCCCGTCATTGCACAAATGTCCGCAGTTTTTACGAATATTGGCGTTCCGGCGCGCAGCACATAGACAGCGCCGTCTTCGATAACCGCCTCTGGCTTCTTTTTTTGCGCTGCCATTGGCTCCACTCCTTTCCATCATCGTAAAGGCTATTTCGTACAGAGAACTTTTTCATCTGGCCAGCCAAGTCTCATGCGTTTTTTAAGTCTTGCATAGGGTATGCCTGTTTCATCTGCCCATTCTCGAACTGACTTTGTTATCCCATTCAAAGTTAGATATCGGGTATCCGTGCGGTTATTGGCTTGCTCATATTTGCTTACCCATCTACAATTTGATGGAGTATAGTCTCCGTTGTTATCTATTCTATCGATAGACAAGTCATCCGAATATCCATTATTAAGTGCCCATTCTCTAAATGCCGCAAAGTCATTTCTCCATTCCTGGCACATACGGATGCCGCGTCCACCGTAATTTGCATATTCTTTACGCTTACTATCTTCAGTCCTTCGAATTATTCCATGCCAAATGCGATAAAGACGTGTTTGTGAACCTCCATGCGTTAAAGCATTTTCTTTTTTTAGACAACCACAGCTTTGAGTTGTACCGCTTTTTAGAAAACTTCCACGAACAACGGTCTCATTTCCACAATCGCATTTGCATAACCATGTGACATATCCAAATTTATCTTTACCGTCTCGCTTTTTGACAACAAGACGCCCAAATCGTAGCCCTATTAAATCATTGGCAACCATGTTATCACCTTTTTCAATTAAAGTTCCTCAAAAAATTTTTTCACAAATTACGCGAGAACTGGGGTCGGCGAGCCCGCAAAGAAATTTTTCCCTTTCCCAGTACCTTTTTCTACCAGCCATTTCCAAAAATGCATGGCTTTTATTTAATTACAGGCCTATGGGGTTGAGTGATTGCGCCTTTGCGTCTTTCCACTTTTCCGGTATAGCTGCTTGGCTTCATCAGCTTTTCATACTCATGCGTGCTGTCATCTTCCTTGGCATATTGAGCAGACACGAGGTCGTCAGGGAAGTATAGCCTGGCCAGCTTCTCCAGCCGATAGCGGACAATTATCTCAAATAATGTGTCCGGGTCACTCCTATAAAGTTTTTCAGCTATGGTCATAACTACACCTCCAATGTAATAAGCCCGGGATAGTTTTTCTACCCCGGGCCATTATAGTGTTATATCTTTGCAAGGACTTCCGCTTTGCTATAACCCTTGACGCCTTTCGTCATCATTGCCAGGAATTCTTCCTTCGAGAAATCCGACAGCCTGAATACCTCTTCCGGTTTCATGCCTAATTGTTTCGATATTTCGTTCACGGTCTTTCCGCTGTCGAGTAATTTTTTGACGATAGCTTTCATCGGTTCAAGCAAGTGCGTGCCACGTGCGCGATTGTGTGTGATTGTGCCGTACATGTCTTCAGCTTCATCCGCGTGCGCAACTATTACCACTGGCACTTTTCCGCCGAGCTTCGTTCGTAGCGGTTCTTCGCCTGCCACGGTCCAGCGATGAAAGCCATCAATAATGGTGTAATCCGGACGCACGACAATGGGAAGCGTCCAGCCGTTTGTCAGTATTGATTGCACCAGCAGCTGCAGATTTTCCCGGCTTACTTTGTTCGGGTTATAGTTATTCGGTTTTAGCGTATCGCGGTCTACCCAGTGCAATGAGTTTAAGGGTGCGAACAGGTCCATTTCAGACATTGCTTTCACCCCCTTTACGGAATTTTTTCGCATATTCCGCATAGGATGATGCAATGTCCACACTGATTGCCCGCAGCGTCCTCAGTTTTGGATCGCCGGCCACGAGTGCATCATATATCTTCCGGTAGTCTCGTTCCCGGGCCATGCCATCCATTTTTATAATGAGCTTCCTGTATCGGTCGGCCACCTTGCGCGTGAGCTCGGTCGTAAAGTATTTATCCGGATTCTCAAACAGCATGTGCTTTACGAGAGCTTTATAATCTTTGCCTTTTTCAGTTTCACGCCTTTGCCTGGATGACCGGCGGTATAATTCGGTGTCCCAATACAGAGCTGCCAAATATGCGTTCGGTTCCCTGCGTAAAATCTTTTCCCAAAGCCCTGGCTCATACTTGGCGATATGAATAAGAGAGCCAACACAGTCCACCGAGAAAAACTGACATATCCTCAGCTGGTTCTTATTGATGCCGGCCTGGTACATCCAGAGGTATATAATCGGGATGTCAACCTTCTCATTCTTGAGATACAGCCAGACGTCTTTCGTCTTCCAGTCATACAGGGGATATATCATGTTCTTGCCGGTTATGCTGCTGCCGGCTCCGAGGTTCAGCGCCGCCATGTACTGAAGCCGCTGCACGCTTTCTGAAGCTCTCACCCCGACAAGCATAATGCCGTCCCCGGTTACCTTCGGTAAAAACGATTGGTAGTTATCTATACCCGGTTTCAGCTGCGGGTGATTCCGGAGGGCAAAGGGAGGAGGCCGCCTGACCCATACGTCTTTCTTTGTATGGTCCCAGCATGTGTAGCTTTCATCGGCTGTCAGTTGATTATACGCGGAGAAGTGTTTGACTTCGACGCACCACCATTGGAACTGAGCCCCGGCCAGAAGGAATTTCTTTCGCCACTCATGCACCGTTTCTTCCACGCTGGTATAGATAGCCTCTTCATCAATAAAGATTACGGTCAGCAGCTTTGGGTCAATCTCTCCGGCCTTTATAAGCTTCAATGTAATGTCGGCCAACACCAGAGAATCTTTGCCGCCGGAGAATGACAAGTACACCTTTACGCCATTTGAGAACGCATTTTTGATACGGATCCTTGCGGCCGTCACCACGTCCATGTTGGATTTAACTCTCTTTACAGCCATATCCGCTCACCACACTTAGGGCAGAGGATATATCTGTGTTCAACCTCCTCTGCCTGGAAGGGAGCTTCATAGCCTGCAGCTTCCCGAACCTCTTCCGGTATTTGAATCGGCGGCTTTACGGGAATATGCTCTATGGCTTTTTTAGCAGCTTCCTCATCCCGGGCCTCGTACTTTTCTTCGGTGGTCTTGATTTCCTGGATCCGCTCTTCCGGTATGATGCCATAGTCGGATATAAGCTCATCGGCTTCATCAGAATCCATAACAAGTGATTTAAGCATATCCTCATCAAAGCCGGGGATATCCAGGTCGTCTTTCAACTCCAGGATGAAAGCATCGAATGCGGCCATGTCATCAACACCGAGGTCAAAGATGCGGTTGTCGGCCAACATGAGCTTTTTCTTCTCATTTTCCGTCAGCCCGGTGACAACGTAGCAATCCGCTTCGGTGCGTCCCATGGAACGCAGTGTTTCCGCCAGTCCGTTCCCGGCCAGTATCACATTGTTTTCATCTATGACTATTGGCCGGATCTGTCCGAACATCTCAATAGAGCGTCGGAACTCTTTTATCTGTTTATCAGTATGAAGCCGGATATTCCTTTCCGGCTTCTTCAGCTCATCAAGTCTCTTTTTAACTATCTTCACGGTCTCACCTCCTTTGCTGCAAGAAAGTGAGCCGCGCTTTCAATTTTTGTGGCCGCAGCTATAACGATTGACGGGTCTATTTCGTATACATCAGCCCAGCCATCCTCAACAGATTTCATACCCATGCGTGACGGCCATGGATGCGTCCCGCACCTATACCCGTCCTTCCACTGGTAAATAGGGGGCATGGGGATTTTGTGATAGTGGATGTATGCCAGTAATAACTCATGTGGCCAGTCGGCCAACGGGGAATACCGGGTAACGCCGGCGCCGTTGGTCATGATGTTTGAACCTCTGCCTACATAGTTGCCGTCTGCCTTGCGGTGTCCGACAATGATAATGTCCAGCTGGTGCTTCAGGAAGTATTGCCTTATACCATTGCGCTGGACGATTTCAAACCATCTTGATACCAGGGCAGAGTTGTTCGGGAATAGCATGGCCGGATGCCTTGCCAGCCAGTCCAGATCCTGCCCGGTGTTTATAACCTCGCATCCTTCAGGCTTATGCTCCAGGCACCAGCTCAGGAAAGCGGGGTATTCCAATTCGGTATGTACGAATACACAGTCCGTTATACCGAGTTTTTTGCATATGTCCTCAAGGACAAGGCTGTCCTTTCCGCCGCTCCATGCATAGGCAATCTTCTTACCTTCGGTCACCTGTTTTATTTCGTTATAGACTGTTGCAACTGCATTATCGAGCTCATCTTTTGATACAAGCTCTTCAATCCTGTCCATGGCTTCTATCCAACGGGCATTATCCATACTCTGTTTTCTTCCGAGTATGCGCTTCATGCTCTCACCGCCTTTCTCTTCTCAACGAAGTTCCAGGCGAGAGCAAAGAGGATGGCGCCGAGGACAATGAATATACGAATAGAGCTCATCAGCGTCCATACACCGAGTACGCCCATCGGTATTAGCAGCTGCCAGGTTGCCACGGTTGCAATGTTAATAAAGATGCCCAGCGTGCGGCCAAAGGTAATATACACGCTGTACAGGAAAGACGATATTGTTGATACCGCGACAAGCGTAATCAGGAATGCTTTAACGATGTTCAGCACAGGCCCAAAATTCGTCCATGCAAGCAGGAAAGTGAATATCAGGTATGCGCCGAACAGCAAACCTCCATTGATAAAAGCCCATCGCACATCAATTTTCCTTGTGCCGTCCTCATTGTGGTCATTGTAGTCCAGGATCTCAAAGAAGTAAGGGTAGAGGAAAGCACCAGGGAGCAGAAGCAGGCATTTCTCTATTCCGGCCGGTATCTGGTCCAGGCCTAACGGTAATATGTTCATATTGCCGTGCGAATAGATGATTGCTGCGATCGTCAGCACAAATGCGACAGCATATACAGATATCCAGCTCGCATTATCCGTCAGGACATTTCGTATCATCCCGAACCGGATCAGCAGGAAGATAAAGAATATCGCCACTGCATAGGCCAGCACCATTCCAAAGGTACCTGTCAGTGGAGTATCTCTGAATATGGTCTGGATACCGTTCATATTCAGCCAGATTTGGAAGATGCACATGCTTCCGACAATAAAATGCATGGGCTTGCTTCGGAAAACATCACGCAGCTTCGGGATGGTCGGGGCAAATATGCCGAACACTATACAAGCCAGCGTGTTTCCCAACGCCCAGAGCAGGAAGGGAATTATTCCGTAATCCTGCGCCATTTGGATTCCTACAATAAGTGAGCCGACGCCTGCCCAGGTCGCTGCAATCGACATGGAGTAATAAAGCGACGGCTTGTGGATAAAACTGTTGATAACTCTTGAAAACACGATGATATCCTCCTTTTTTGATATAAGCCCGCTGCCGGCTGCTGGCGAACAGTTACGGCCCGGTGCCTGACTTCGTGAAAGGAGCAAACACGAAGCCCGAATAACCTCCTTTCAAAATAAAATAGCGACCCCTCTCAGGAGCCGCTCGGCTGATTAGAATTTTACAATTACAATGTTAAACTATTACTCTGGCTGATTCAAGACAATTCGTTGACATCTGATGCAGTCTATTCAGATCTGTTTCGGTCTGTTTTAATCTCTTTCAATCCATTGAATTCCGAAGAGCAATGCACTCATTTTTTCACAGGCCGCATCCAGATCTCTGTATACAGTTCTGACATCGATATTTTCACGGTCCGCAATATCATATACCTGCTCAGGTTCATCTTTTAGATACATTGCTTCGAGTACACGATACCGGCGCGCATCTTCGGGCTTCTTGGATGTGTAACATATTGTTTGGTAGGTTTTCAGCATCGCATCTATGTGAGCAAGCATAATCGCAGATCTCGCCTTTGAACGAACAATAGCTGAAACGTCGATCCTTTCTTCATTTTCCATGAGGTCCTTAAAAAACTCAAAGTCTTCCTGAGTAACCTCCGATAGGGAAGCGATGGCATCACCGGCATGAATTTTGATTTCCCGGTAGTTCCGCATTAACCGTTTAGTGTCTCTTAACCTCCGGTCAATTCGTGCCTTCCTTTCTTTTTCTTTTTCCTTGGCATATACTTCGAGTGCCATTTTAGCCCCAACCTCTGCAGCTACCCGAATGATACTGTCTTTTGACTTTTCTTTAGCCATACATTCTCACCCCTCATTAGTCATTTTTTCTTGAAGTATTCCGCTTTAGGGCAAGTGCTGAAATGTGATATGTAACCCAGGCCCGTAGCGTTGCTCAAGTTGCCCTCAAACTCACAGCTCAGGACTTCACCGTTCGGCGTAACGACTTTACCTGGAGCTTTTGGTTTCTGCCAGTACGGTACCGGCTCAGGATCACATGGCATGCTTTTTCCGGAGCTGGTTTTTATCCAGACTATTTCAGCACCACACCCGCGACATTTACCCCTTTTCATAGTCCTGCTCCTTTCTTAATACGTGAAACGGATCCTTTTCGCATACCGAGCAAACCATGCGTCCCTCTGGTATATAGGAACCGCACATCACACATTTGTCCTCAGCAGATTTTCTCATGTCAGCTCCGCAGTATGGACAATTCTTGTTAACATGGTTTTCGAGCTCTGCTGCAGAATAGCATGTTTTATTACATATCCTGCAAGTGAATTCATTCACCTATAAACCTCCTCTCAGTTCCAATTTACTTGGCCCTCCTTTTAAGTTTTTCTACAATTTTGGCCATATGCTCTGTCGCTACGGCTTGGGCGATCGCCCTGTCCTCCTCGGTTTCTATCTTGTCTCCCATTATTCCGGTGAACTGCGATATTTTCAGGCCGAGGAATTCCTGAATTACCTCATCCGTTCCTTCCTCTGCTACAAGGTAATAGCAGAGGACGCTGTCTGATTGTCCTATCCTGTGTGCTCTATCTTCTGCCTGTGAGTGTATCGCTGGTGACCAGTCCAGCTCTCCGAATACAACGCATGTAGCACGTTGAAGGTTGAGACCTGCAGCTGCTCGAAGGCTTACCATGCATATATTTGTTTTCCCTTCCATGAAGCGCTTGACGTTCTCGTCCTTTTCCTTCGCTGTCTGCCTGCCGGTGATTTCTACTGGGTTGTATTCGGCGAGCTCCTTGTGGTAAATATCAAAGACGGCATGATGGTAAGCAAAAACCAGGACACATTCTCCTGCGTCGAGCAGCATTTTTACGAATGTCGTTACAAATGGCGCCTTGGCAATACCTATTGCCTGACGGCTATCATTCACGATTTCCCTTGTCAGGCGGCCTTTTTCAAAGTGATCCTTGATATCGTCTATACCCTTTGCCTTTTCGACGGCCTCCTGTATGAGCTTTCCGTATGTTCCTCTATCAAAATCCACTGTTTGAACCACGCGACGCTTTGGCGGCAGCTCCTGGAGCACCTGGTCCTTTGTTCGTCGAAGCATGAGGCCTTCTTTTTTTAGGTATTCTCCGAGCTGTTCCGGATTCGTTACAATATCTGATCCGTATCCGTAGCACCATTCCCTGGTGAAGCTGTCCCAATCTCCGAGGCAGTGGTATTCGATGATGTTCATAACCGACCATATTTCTCCGCCTCGGTTGTATATGGGCGTTCCTGAAAGTCCAATGCACGCCGGCACATGTGTGCTTAATAGTGAGGCTGCGCTGTATTTCTCTGTTCCGGTATGGCGCAGCTCCTGGATTTCGTCGAAGATCACCGCTTTAAAGTCATAGTCCAATAAGGCGTTTTTCCAGCCTCGCAGTAGTAGATAATGAATTATATAAATACTGGCCGGCGGCAGTTCGTATGGCTTTAGTCCTTTTATGGTATGTACTGCTCCCTGCGGGTTTCGGCTGCCAATGCTTATCTGTCCGCCGCCTGGCAGTACCAGGAACCGGTTTATTTCCTGTTCCCAGTTTTTTACGAGGTGCGGTGGTACTACGATGATTGCCGGGTATGCCTTCTTGACTGATAAGAATGCCAGCGCCTGAACCGTTTTCCCGAGGCCCATTTCATCCGCCAGGAGTGCTCTCTCTGCTCCTACCAGGTATGAAAGGCCTTCTTTTTGGAATTCCTTCAGGTTTCCCACGAAATCCGGCGGCGGAATTATCTTTTCCGGCCTTTTGTTGAAGTCCCGCATCCTTATTGCGTGGTTCACTGCCGCCTGATAGCTTTCTTCCCATGCTTGCTCGTCCTCGATTTTCAGAGGATACCGCAGCATTATCCAATTTAGGTTTTCAGCGTTTCTTTTAGTGTTCGGGAATCTGCAGCGGCCCCTTCCGTATGATTTCGAGCCAGGGAATAAGCGCTTTATAATCTCCACCATGCCCGGATTTCCTTCAATGATCCAGTCCTGCACTATTCCATTTCTTTTAACCGGTATTAAGCTGCCTTCATAATTTTCGCTGGCTGGTGGCCTTTGCAAATATGCTGGTATCATAATGCTATCCCCCATAGTTTCTGCAATCCTACCACGGAGCATGGCTTTCCATTTGCTGCTTTTGTTACTGGGATGCGGAGACTGGTTTCAACGACAATTACAATTGCTTTGATTTCCGGGTATTCTGCATATCGGTTAATTTGGTTTACCAGCTGCGTGCGGTTGGGTTTGCCCTTCTTAACTTCTACCGCCACGCCGCTTTGTGTTAAAAAATCTACTCGGCTTCCTGGGCCCAGGCGGTATTCCTTGGTATAGATGATTCCGGATTTATTAAAAATGTCCGCTATTGCCGCCTGAAGCTCATACTCCTCGATTATCTTACCTACACGCAGTTGCTTTATTGCTTTTATTATCTCTTCCAATCTTCATCCTCCCTTTTTTTAGCCATTGATCTATGCTCCTTGATTTCCATGCTTATTCCATGACGTTTATGTCTCGCTTTCATCTCTGTTTGTGAACAATGGATGTGTACCGTCTTTAAGAGCCCGCTCATCATCAGACATTTCATATCCGAGCTTTTCAAGGAAGTCATAAACCATGTCCAGATTTTCATTCTCCCGATAGTCATTGCGCCAGTCAAAGTAATTCTCGTTCTCTGAATCTAAGGACAGGTATGTTGCAATAAGCAGGCACCGTTCTGGCTGTGAGGCAACCTGTTCAGCTATGGTATCAAAGCTCAATTCGTCCTCGGCGTCTTCATTGAGCTTAATATTGAGAAATTCTGCAATCTCTTCATAGCTGATATTGATATAAGTGTCTATCATCGACCGCAGCAGATACTCAATGATAACCGCCATGTTCTTTTTGGCTTTGGTATTAGAGATTTCACTGACAAATTCACGCCGGAGCTGGTATGCGCGACGCGATGCTTCCGTCAATGCATTTCTCAGGGCCTGGCGCTGCTCTTCTCGCTTTTTTGCCTCTTCATCTTCTGCGGTTTCTACGGCCTCGGCATACAAAGCAACATAGCCATAATTGGAAACGGTATAGAAGTACTTAGTTTCTCCGGCGTCATCAGGTTTCTTAAAATCCTTGTAGTCCCTTGCATAGTACATCCTGATATAGCGTAATCCGTTGCCATTGTCTACCTTTATTGCAAAGGAATCAAGCTGCTCCAGCAGGAGAGCCATATTCTTTTCGTCTCTCTCTTTGTCAATAGCTCTCTGCAGCTCCCATTTAAAATTCGGTGTGCCGATTGATTCAAGGACTTTATTCCGGAGTTCGATATTTTCAATTTTCTCAAGTTCTACATAGTCCATGATGGTTGCACCCCTCGCAACGGAGGCCTTAAGTTTTTCCTGGTCTAACTCCAGGAGCTTAATCCTGCGGCGAACTGTCGTCTCGGAAAAACCTGTTTTTTCAGCAATATTGGCAATAGTCTCTCCAAGATCGAGCATCATCTGAAAGCCCTGCGCCTGTTCATACACTGTCAGGTCGCTCCGCTGCATATTCTCTAACAACATCGTGGCGATTTGCTCCTGCGGTGACATATCAACTATTGCACAAGGTACTTCATTCAACCCGGCCATCTTTGCTGCAGCAAGGCGCCGATGTCCGATTATAACAGTATAACTTCCGTCGCTCTCCCATTTGCTGCAGGGAGGACGTTCATTCGTGTCGTGCCCTTCTGTGCATTTACCAACTCCGCCATTCCAGAGCTTACATGATATGCAGTAACCAGGCTCTCGTGGTACAACCGTTAAATTTTGCAATACTCCTTGCACTTTTATGCTCTCGGCCAATTCGGTTAAGTCGCCGAGATCCTGCCGAGGATTCTGCGGATGTGGTACTAATTTGGAAACCTCAATATTTCTAATCATTGTCTTTGCTCCTTTCGATTAAAATAGTGATAATTGGCCGTTGGCGCAAACCTTAAACGGGTACTTCTTTTCCGGTTCTTTCTGTTCAGGCTTGTCTGCCTGTTTTTGAGCTTCTGCCTTTTCAGTCACCTGAGAAAGAGCCTTAAAGGTTCGCCGCCAATGCCATGTTTTAAGAAAATAGAGTGGGGTGTACCAGATATTCTGTTTCTCTTCCGGATCCGGCGGCAGCAGGGAATTCCCGACGATAACATAACCGGCGCACCCCAGAAGTGAAAGCTGTATGTAGCACATCATTGCTACCGTGAAGTCGATGTCCTGCGCGACAAATTCAATACATTGCTGATAGTTAATCCCTTGCCGTTTTGCTTCGTTGGCAAAGGCAATGAGCAGTGCGCCGGCTCCGCAGCAGGGGTCATTGACAGAAATATACCCTCTCTTGTCGATCTCTGCCTTGAGATCACCGACGCTTATGCTGGCCATAGCTTTGCATACGTTGTACGGCGTAAAGAATTGCCCTTTATGACCGCTTCCCAGCTCCAATCTCATGAATATCTCTCCAAGAAGGTCCTGGTCCGGGTTTTCCTCGAAGCCGAGGATTACTTCCGAAAACATTTCCGCGAACATATTAAGCTCGCTCTCGGTGTATTTCTTGGAAGTTTCAGCATATAACCGTTCCCGTTCCTCGCGCCTTGCTACATCGGCATAAGACAGGCTACAGGCTGCCATTGTGACAAAGTCATACCAAACAGTCCAGTAGTTGTGTCTGCCGGAATGCAGCTTCCTGAATATTTCCACTATTCTGTTTTGATGTTCAGTTTTAAAGCGCGGAGGATTTGCCATTTTACTCACCCTTTTCTGCTTTATGAGATTTTGGAGCTGATACTGTCAAACTTCTTCTCCCGGCTTCATAGCCGCGCATGTAAACACGCTTCAGGTATTCTTCCATCTGCTTTTTGTCCATGCGCTTGATAGCTTTATAGTCTTCACGCCTCAGCATCGTCATCAGTCCCTTCGTATGCATAGCCGTCGTCTTCAGGCTCATCGAAGAGCGAGAGCTGCCCATCCTTGATGGGACGCATTACATATGCACACTTCTCTTTGTCCCAAACCAGTTCATACTCTGTGCCGCCGACAAAGCCGCTCTTCTCATCCTTGTACTGCATAACTGAGCTAATCTTGTGCTCAAACTTCGGGAAAATCACTTCTCTTTCAGCTTCATACCGATGCTCTTCCAGATCCGGTACTGCGCCCTGAGTCAAAGTGATTTTCAGCGTCAACTTCATTTCAGCTTTTTCTCCTTCTTTCTGGAGCATCATAGAGAGCGTCTGCCTTAAGAGCTGATTGAAGTCGCTTTTTAATGAGTTAAACGCTTCGCTGTCTAGAGTTAGTGCATATTCTTTCCTGGACATACATGAACCCCCTTTCATTTGGCAGCGGAGAGGATCGTTATCTCAATCCGTGGCTGCCGTGAATAGAATTTTCTTATTTGACAATCAACAATCTGAGAATCATCGCGGTAAGCGACCTGATTCAGACTGTCAGCTACTACTTTAATGATGTTATCCATGTCCGGCTTTTTGGACGGCCGGATTTCGCCATCTTCCATTTGTTTCTGTTTCTTTTTACTCGCGCTGGCCGGAATTGAGAAATAGGCCACAATGCGAAGATCAAGCAATTCATTGTCCGGGAACCTTGTGCTTCCAACCTGCCGACGGTATTCGGTAACAATCAGGTTTTCATACAGCACGGTTTCATCCGGTGTCCTGGTAATCACTTTTCCTTTCACATTGGCAAACCGCGGCCTGCCTTTCCCTTGTGGCTCTCCAAGCACTGTAAACTTAACTTTCATCCCATGAACCCTCCTATGTATGCGGCACCGGCGAATACTGCGAGGCCGATAATAGAATGAAGCGTGCCTTGTCCAAGCGTCATAGTGTTATTTTCCATTGCTCCTACTGACCCCATCAGGTACAGAAATCCCAAACATGAGATGATGCCGCATATAGTTTCTTTGTGTTTCCTTTTCATAAGCGACCTCCTAATCCCAGTCGTACTGGTAACAAAACACATGATTTCCGATTCGACCCCATACCCGGTCGTTTTCTCCCTTCCTGGAGAAGAAGACTACATCAGCCGGCAGGATTGACGGCCCGTAAAGTGCTGCATTGATGGCGTCATATTGTTCCTGCAGAGGATCCGCTGTGCCGAGTAACCTTATCGTTGAAAACTGCGGTACGGAAGTTCCCTCTCCCTGGTGGAGGACATCATGCACCGTATCCGGGAAGTTATCCGCTATCACTCTGTTGAATACAACCTCGGCCACAGCCTGTTGTCCTTCCGGCGACTCGCCCCTGGCTTCGTGGTATATGATTTCAGCCAGTTCTTTCAGCTCTTCATCTGTTATGGTGATTTCAGCGTATCGTTCAACCACCCTGGGAGCAGGGGCCGGTGTTGGTGTTTCGATTATCATAACCGCTGACAATTTTTCTGATGGAAATGCCATTGCTATTTGAGTTGGCTCGGCTTTGACTGGTATAACTTCTGGTATATCAGCTGCTGGCTCATCTGTTTTTCCTGCCAGATTCAGCATCAATGCAAGTGTAATAACCGGTATCAGAAGGAGGATGCTTCCTGGCTTTAGGGTAAAACTTCTTTTTCTTCGTATTCTCCGCATGATAACCTCCTATCTCTGCCGCCAGCTCGGACCTGTTAAAACAATCCCCTTGCACATTTCCATCAGACGATCTATCGTTGCCTCGGCCGTTATGCTATCCCGGGAAGTCGGTGGCGTCATCCGCTCCACCAGTGCTTTATCGTCATAATTGGTGGTGATAATTGTCGGCATGTAAGCCTCATACCGGCCGTTTATAATGTTGTAAATGGTGGAGACTGCCCACTCTGTCGGCGGTTCTTTTCCCATATCATCAATCACAAGTAGGGGAACGGTCTTGTAGATATTGAGAACTTCTCCTTCATCGACCAGGCCGTCATATCGAGCAAAAGTCCGTTTAATCCTCTGGAGCAAATCAATCATTGTCATACAGATAACTGGTGTGCCTTTATGTATGAGCTGATTTGCTATCGCTGCCGCAAGATGCGTTTTTCCTGTTCCTTTAGGCCCGCATATGAATAACCCGTTCCGCCCTGGTTCCGGCTGTCCGCGCTTCGGCAGCAGCTTATCAAAATTGTCTGCATACTTTTGGCATGCTATGGCCGCCTGCCGGTTATGTTCGGTGATTTCAAATGTGTCAAAAGTCCTCCTTAAGAACCGTTCACCCATGCCGGATTCGCCAATTATCCTTTGGATCCGTTCCCGGAGCTTCCGATCCTCTTCAGCTTTGCGCTCGGCCTCTTCTTTTGCCTTGCGCTCGGCCTCGGCTTTTTCGTACTCGGCCACAGCTTCCGGACAAGTGCAGCGCTCCGGTCCGTAAGGCATCCATATAACACGGTTTCCTATGCGCATTCCCTTGGTGTAACGCGTTGCTCCGCAGTATATGCAAGTAACCGGCGCTGGAGGATCAAACTCTGCAGCTCTCGGGTCATTGCTCATTATGAACATGTCAGCATCCTCGTTATTTTCCTGCTCCCCAGTCATCGTCTTCTGTTGCCATCTTGAATCCTGAGAGTGTGAAGCTTCCAGCGTCCTTCCCAGAATGCTCTTTATCGACTCCAACCCCATGCTTATTACCTCCTCTGTCTCCGCCATATTTGCCCTCCCTGACCTTATCCATGTTAGCTGCATTCATCAGCCAATCGAATGTGGCTTTCCAGTTACGGTCATTTTTGCCTTTCAGGAAATCACTGGCCTCGACCCTCTCGAAATATTCCTTGAAAAAGTCAAGGTTAGGGTGTTCTTTCCATCGAGCAGCCACTGCGATTTTTCTTTTGCCGTTAATCCCTAATACTTTTGCAAAGCTCGGACAGGTTGTATTAAATAACTCACGAATTTTTTCATAAGGAACCGGTGGGGGAGAATTGGATGATTTATCATCTTCTTCTATATCATTATTAGGTACTGTATTAGGTACTGTATTAGGTACTGTAATTGTAGGTTTTTCTGCCGGATTTCTACCTTGTATCTGCCTGTTTCTGCCTGTATCTGTTGGATTATTACCTGTTATCAACTGCATTCCAGCTTGTTCAAGCGTTTTTCCACCTTTTTTTAAGGCACAGGCACGGCATGAAACAACGATGTTATCTACACTGTTTTCCCCCTCTGGATCAATGTAGTCATATGTGCCGCCGTCTGCTCCACGTCTATCTTTCCAGTTGACGATTTTCCCGCAGTATTGACAAATGTCTCCGTCACGGCTTCTGACAGATCGCGTCAGCCTTAAATCGTTATATAAAGCCTGCTGTCTTTGCCTGTATTCAGCTTGGGCTTGCCTTTGTTCGATTAACTTCCCCGCATAGTCATACCAGTCATGTATGACAAGGCTGCCATCTTCCATCTTGTCTATAAAGCCTGCCTCTATCAGAGCGTTGTAAAGCTCCTCTGGATCTCGCTTCCACAATACCGCGTCTGAAATATCGTTAGCATCATACTTTGACAGATCGCCGTCTTGCGCAAAATCTAATGCCCACCACCACAGATAATGGAGATATCCGACGGCTTCAGGCCAAGAGATAGAGAGCAGACGGGCAAGCTTTTTCATCTTAGGATGCCTTCCTAATTCCTGGTTGCTTTCTATCCATGCCATCAGCTAACCCCCTTTCACGTTTAATGAATGGACCGCTCCGCTGAGAGAGCGGCCCATTGGAAATCAGAACGGAAGTTCGTCGTCTATCTCTCCAGCCTCGCCGCCGAGTTCCGAATAACCAGTATTGCTGCCAGGTAATGAAGCGCCGTAGTTGCTGTAACGAGACTGATAACCTCCGCTGCTGTCAGTATCCTTTTTGCTGTCTCCGAAGTAGACATTCTCGGCAACGACCTCAACGATTTTGCGGTTTTTCCCTTGGCTATCTTCCCAGTACCTGACCTGCAGCCTACCTGCAGCAACAACCATGCGGCCCTTTGAGAAATATTTGGATAAGAATTCAGCGGTGTTTCTCCAGGCAATACAGTCTATAAAGTCAACCTGCTTTTCTCCGTCCTGGTCGGAATAGTCCCGCTCAACTGCCAGGGTAAAAGCGGCCACTGGTGTTCCGGATTGGGTATAGCGCAGCTCAGGATCCTTTGTAAGGCGTCCCATGATTACAACCTTGTTAAGCATTTTCGTCACCTTTTTCCGGGCGAGGACCGAATACCAAAGCGAGCTTATCCGGTAATTCGTATGATTCGGATGTCTCATACGCATTGCGGATGATATCAAGCGATATCTCAGCCTTTAAAAGCTCCTCAAACCTGGTAACGGGAATTGTGATATGATCACGGTCAATGCAAAACTCCAGTAATCCCTCGCGGACGTTCATTTCTTCCTGTTTACGTTCGGTGTTTTCCATGGTTCAACTCTCCTTTCAATTGATTACAAATTTCTATAACCTTCTTGCATTCGGCTATGTCGAACATGCCGATATGCGTTTCCTCAACGCTGAGCCCCATGCGCTCAGCCAACCATTTGTAGGCCTGGCTGCGTTTCATCATTCTGGATTTCCATATAGGGTCAAACGCATCATGGGCGGCCATTTTCCAGTTACGTAATTCTTTGTCTGCCAAGCGGCCGAGAGGCTTGTCCGTTCCTTTGTGAACACCGACATAGGCGTCACATGGGCGGCAAAAGTAAATCATTCCATAGCTCCGTCCGTATACTACTTTGCTGTCAACGAACTCAGCCTGCCGGCCGCAGTAGGGGCAGAACACTTGCATCATTAGAAGCGCCCCCATTCTTCTTTGTATTTGGCCAGCTGCTCCGGAGTCTCGGTCTCGATACCGAGAGCTTGTGCATCCTGGACAAGGTGGTCAATCAGCAGGCTCATTTGCTTGGTGTCGTATGTTGAGCTTCCAAAGTACAGAATGACGTTCTTGCATCCAGGTAGCTTGCTTTCCATCACTTCCGTCTGCCAGCCCAGGCCCTGCTTTGACCAACCTTCCCGGAGCCTGTCTACCGCCGAATCGAGGACACATACCATTTCCGATACTCCGCCGATACTCCTGATCGCGTTACGATAGACCTCTTCCTTGTCTACTGAAAGTGCAGCTGCTATCTTGTCAATCAGGACCCAAGCGTAAGCGTTGGCGTCCTTGCTCCGTTTTTTCCGGTACTTCTTTATCTCAATGCTGACCTCATGATCCTTGAGCCGGTCGAATTCTTCCCGGAAATCCGAATCGACTTCGACAGTTATTCGCTGCTTCCGATTCATGCCAATGGAGAGATCAATTAACCGACCTTTCATAGCGCCAACCACTTTTCTTTGTAGAGATTAGTGAGCCCCTGCAGATCCAGCCAGTCAAAGAAGTCCTCAATAACCGGTATAATGCTTGGCGTTTCATCCCTGCGGTAAGTCTCCGGCCAGACATTGGTACCATTGCTCACGAGATAGGTGAAATACTTTGCCTCAGGAACAAGCTCGAAGTAGGTAGGATGCTGTGTGCTGTCTATGTATTTGCCGACATCATAGCTTCCTGAATACTTAATGTCGTAGATTGTGCCTGCTTTCAGGGCATCCAGCCTGCCGTATAAGAGGATCCTTCTGTTTCGTACCGTAATCTCGCGGCTCGTACTGTATTGCAATAGTCCGCCTTTGACTATGCCGGCAACCTTGTAAGCTGCTTCGTACCAGTAGTGAGTTTTATCCCCACCACCGCGCACAATGTCAGTAACAAGGTTCTCAAAGTCGATACCTTTCTGCATGGCTTCCGATACTGGAATAGGCTCTCGCTTGAGGGCAGAGAGAAATTCAGCATAGCTGTCTCTTTCAGTTGTCATGTCCTCGTATGGGTTTTCCTTCATGGCGTATAACCATGCGGACAGGAGGGAATGCGTCATCAGATACCTTTCCATTTATTTCGCCCCTTTCGCATCCTCCTGGGCCTGAGCCGGTATATACTTTTTCAGGGTTTTGTCATAAACCAAACCCAGCTCGGCAATCTTGGCGTTAAAGGCAACATTGATTTCCTGCTTGGATGTCAGTGCATGGGTGATAGCTTTCATCTTCGGTATGGCAGCATTTGCGCTTTCCACATCAACAATGGAAGCAATGATTTCCTGTCCCTTGGCAATTACTGCTTCGTATGCTTCCTGTTCCTTTTGAGTTTCAGCGATTTCCTGAGCAGCAAGCGCATTGTACTGTTCAAAAAGCCTGGTTAAGAAATCATTGGGGGTTGAAGGTGTCAACTCAGGTATCTTCCAAACGCCCTTAATGCCGCGAGTGCCTTTTGCAAAGTAACGCTCGCAGTTAGAGAAGCCGATCGTGCGGTCATTGCCGTAAATCTCCATAAAGCCGCCCAAATCCATAGGTTCCCATACGTTGTTTTTGGTCTGGCCCTCAACCTTGATGCGGAGGCGGGTGTTATCTCCGTCCTTTTCCTCGATGGCGTGGAATACCATGACGATGTGTTTGTTCAGCTCATAGAAGCAATAGTCCATCAGCCTGACAAACTCTTTGCCGACAAAGCCATAACCTTTGAGAGAAAGAGTACCGTCACGCTGGCCGTACTTCGGGTCCTTCTTGATAGCCCACAGCGACATGAGATTGATCAGCTTTCCTCCGGTGTCGAATACCAGGGTGTCAAAGTCCTTCACGTTATTCGGTGTCAGGTCCTCCAGTATCTCTTCATAGGACTGAGGCTGGATGAATGGCTTGCGGTATCTCGGCTCAATTCTGTCGATACCGAAGTCAACATCGATGTGCAGCGGATTAGGCGCGGACAGCGCCAAGGTAGATTTTCCGATACCGGGATAACCGGCAATGAGAATACGGATCTTTTTCTCCTTTTCGATAATTTCATTGGGTTGTCTGATCATTTGATTTACTCCTTTCAAATTTTAATTTTCTTCCCACGCATCACAGATCTTGATGCAATTGTCACAGCCAACGATGTCGCCATGCTTGTCCTTGTAATAAGTGTCAGTTTCCTGGTCGCAAACGGGGCAGATAGGATATTCAGGTTCTTTGCCGTCCGGATAACCGGTCCTTTCCATGTTTCTGATCACCGGATGGTCTGGAATTTGATAGCTCATTTATCTTCCCGTTCCTTTCTTGCTTTTCTCTTACGCTTCAGATACTTCCGTACAGTGTAGGTCAGCCACGCTTGCATTGTGTCGAATCCATCACCCCTGATGAATTCCTGTAGATCGGCATAATCATCATCAGGAAGCCGGCACGATATCCGGCAGGTGTATTTATGGCCGTCTTTTTTCTTCAGCAGCTCTGGAGCGAACCGTGCGTATAGTGCTTCCAGAGCGTCTTTCCTTATTTGGATGCCGTACTCATCGCCGCGCTCGCACTTGCTCTGCATGGTCTTGTCGTATTTCGGGTATAATTCCTGGACAACAGCAACCATGTCTTTGGCCGGAAGTTTGCGGCTAATGCGCAGCTCCCTTATTTTTTCAGCCATTCATACACCCCCTCGGCACCTTGACTTTAGCTTTTGGAGTTGATAAACTGACTGTAGTTGAATTGGATGTTTTTGTTAGAGGCCTTACCCGTGGCTGCGGCGCGGTCTCTTTTTCTATCTCTGTACAGTCACACTTCTCGTTTGGATCAAGGTTGCATGAACAAAGTGGACAAACGCGGTAATACATTACTTCACCTCCTTGATTCCGAAGTAATTCAGCCAGAATTTCTCTCGTCTTTCCTCAATAGGCTTGTCCTCCGGATAGCTTTTAGTTCGTTCGAGAACCTTTTTTCCGCATTCGGGACAATATGCTTTATTCAAGATTGGAATTAAAACGACATTATCTCAACAACGTCCTCGATCCGGCAGTCCAATGTCTGGCATATTCGGTCTATTACTTCAAGAGCCACATAATTGTCATTGTTCAGCTTTGCAAGCGTTGAGCTGCTCATACCAACCATTTTTACCAGCTCCATCTTTTTTATACCTTTTTCAATAAGCGTATGCCATAGCGGTTTATATGAAACCATCCGCATCCCTCCTTTGTAAATACGATAGCATAAAATTATCGCCATGTCAAAACTAATTTGCGACAAGGCATATATTTATGTTGACATATAAAATGCATTATGGTATTTTATATACATGAACACGATAATTTTTATTGACAACTCGATAATTTTAATGAAGGGATGGTGCATTATGCAAATAATAAGAGAACGCAAGAGAATGTCAGCAGAATACTATACGCACGAATTTGTATGGCGGCATGATAGGAATGCAGGTTTTAGTTTTCCTTGTGATGAAAATGGGAAGCTGCCTGATGATCTGAACCCGGCAGCCTTGGAGAATTACAAATCCTGCATCGATGGCACATATGACGTAATAAATCTGGGTATACGCCGGAACGTGCATAGATGGACCCAGCCGGCAATTGGTATTTGTGAACGCTGTGGCGAGGAAGTTTACCTCGATTCGTTTACGAATACTTGTGAACGCTGCGGCGCCGACTACGATATAAATGGCAATATGCTTGCGCAGCGGTCGCAGTGGGGCGAAGAAACCGGAGAGCATTGGTCGGAATGCTATTGAAAGGAGGGTATGTCTTGAGGACCTATACAGTTAATTTCACCGAAACTGAACTCTACTCACTTAGAAGACTACTGAGGCATGCTTTAACTTTTGCTCATGAAAATCCAGACATAAGATTCGCCAAGTACATCGAATCCAACGATCCTGACTCTATTCAGGCAGCACAGAATAAAATAATCGACACCATCATTGACAACAATCTGAGATACGAAAAGGAACGGAGGTGCTAAAGAAACTATGAAATATCGGGTATGGATGCACGGATCCTCTATGACGGCCAGCTATGACGGTTATGTCGATGTCGTAGCCGACAATGAAGAAGAGGCAGCGTATAAAGCAAAAAGGGAGTTGACTAAACCAACCGGATCATTTAGCGATTGGTCGCCTTCTATGTGGAAGGTAGATAAAATAGAATGTAAAGGAGCGTGAGTAACCATGGCAAGAATAATCGAACAGGCGAGGAGGAAAGTATATGGGATACAGGGATGAATGGAGCGGAACCAAAAAGGAGCTTATAGACATTATAGAGTTTTGTATTGAGGACATCCGGAATGAGCTGGACATCAATATCAGCGATAGAGACATGCGAAAGCTTTTCTGTGAAGCATTTGGCCGGAATATAGTGCAGGCAGAATTAAAAGAGATGATAGCTTACATCCTCGATGAAGAGGAGAAGGCCAAGAATGAGCGGAAGTGCAGAGTTTGCGGCTGCACCTGGGACAATGCATGTGAAGGAGGCTGTTACTGGGTAGAAGAGGACCTCTGCAGCAAGTGTGCAGAAAAAATGAATAATGCTCATGTTGATACATGCCCATGATATTTTTATCGCGTTTTAGCCTGTTGCAACAGCTTAAAAACGATAATTTATTGCAGGCATATATAGTAAGTATAGGAAATAAAAAAAGCCCCTTCCAGGAGGATTTTAATGAGAATCTCTGGAAGGGGCTTTTGACATTTTACTTGCTGCTCTTTGGATCAGCTATAGATATTACCTTGTTGGCTTTATTGGTTGATACTACGAATGCTTTTGCGGATTCATTCTTGCTTAGATAATCCTTCATCTGCTGTACGGCCGCTTCAATCATGGCATCGATCTGTTTCGCTGTAAAGAAGAATTTTATGATTGCCGGCATTCGTTCATAAAGCCATGTGGTTACCGCGGCATATTTCAATTCGCCGGTACCGGAACCGTATTCAGCCTCTGCTCGTGTTACCAAGTAGAAAAGCATTTGCTTAACGTACTGGGTTGAGCCTTTTCTAACCAGGACAATGCAGATGACAATAAAAAGGACAATAACCAGCATGCTGTCCCAATAGTCAGTTAAAAATTCAATCATCGCGATTACTCCTTTCATATTACAGTGAGATCACTTACATTTACCCAGCTCACGATTTCCTTCAGGAGAGCTTTCTGTCCGCTGAGCTGCTGCACGGTGTAAGTCCTTTCTTTTACCCAATCGGGTATCGTTTGACCGGTACTATATTTTTGAGCATCTTTGTTAATTTTGACCTTGCTGCCGACTTCCAGCTTCTTGACCGACGCGGATCCAGGCTGCACAATAGTGCCACCAACAGTAGTGATGTATGTATCAAATCCTGCAGCTTTCAGCTTGGCGGCCATGGCTTCAGCATTTGCTTTCTGAGAGTATGCGCCTACCTGCACCCGATAGAGGTTCCCGGACTGCTTCATAATTGCTTCAAAGCCTGCTGCCTTGACCTTGTAATATTGAGCGTCAGCATTTGCTTTGTTAGCATAAGCTCCTGTCTGAACATAGTATAGAGTACCGGATCCGGTGGAGGGTGAAGCAGCTGCTTTTAATCTCCTGTTTACCTCTTCTGCGATATATGGGAACTTGCTTTCAAGGTATGGCCCGGGGCATGACGTGGCAGCAAACCATTTATGCATTGTTAAGTTGCCGGTTGTGTCGCCGGTAAAGTTAAGTCTCTCAATGCCATTTCTTTTGCAGATATCCACGCACAGCTCTATTGTCCTTTCAAGCACGTAGTCACTCACGCGCCATTGCCCGCCTATCTCACAGTTAGCAACCTCGATTGTAACTGCTTCATCGTCATTGGCAGAGCTTGAGCTGGTCCAAGCGCGGTTTTTCTCTTCCACGTACATTGCTATTCTTCCGTCTACGCCAACAGCATAGTTGGAACTGGCCTTGCGTTCAGGCCTGGCAAAGATTTCACCGCAAGTTTCTACAGACAGCATTCCGGCCATGTGGTGAATAGTTATTTTCCTTATCTGCTTTCGCCGGGGATTTGTACTATTAGGCGAAATCTTGACGTATTGTACCAATGGACTATTACTCATCATCGTCACCCTTTCCGTCTGTAAGCTCCTTCAATGTTTCTTCAGATACCTTTTCATCATCTTTAAGCTCGACATCCAGGAACTTCTCTGGTTTATTCATACCGATCCCTCCTAACCATTAAATATTTTCATCGGCAGCCGGGGCCTCATTGTCGTTTGTATTTTGCGCGAGATAATGAGGTATCTTTAACTCATTCTCTCTCTGGGCCTTGCGGTAGTAGAAACCTGTTGCGGTTGCTAACTCCGCGAACACAGAAGGTATCAAGTAGGCCAGAGGGGAAAGATCCCCGGTCCTCCAAATCATGACGCAAGAAAAAACGGCCACTGAAATAGTGCCGATTGATACGCAGATGAATATAATCTTTGAGAATTCCAGTTTCTTTTTCCTGGCTTTTTTATGCTTCCTGCCCATACTGTTCGCCTCCTTATGCTACAGATGAGCCTCTTTACCTTCAAGCCTATCGATCCGGTGATGTGCCTGCTTGGCCGACTGTTCCACAGCTGTGACACGGGAGATGATTTCCAGGTGCCTTTCATCCTGTTTTTCCTGTTTTCGCTTAATATCATCTACGCCAGCTTTTATATAGCCGATCTCTGTTAAGATTGTCCCGCTTTCTTTGCCCTCATTTTGGCTATCGACTCGGTTATTTCTTTTGTAAGTAGCGTATCCGAACGCTATGGCACATACTGTTCCTAAAATACCAAGTACTGTTGAAAGTATTGCAATTTCGCTCATATATCGTCCTCCGTCCGCACATCAAAAAAGCGACCCTGTTTTTGTAGGGTCGCTTTAATGACTTTTTTATTTTATTAAGATTTTCTTACGAGAACATACCACTCCAGTATCTTTTTTCGCAGGGCATCACAGTTGCAATGTTTCATCATGCCGAGGTAGCTGAAAAGAACACTTCTGGCATACTCTAAAGTCAGCTCTCCTTTGGCGTAATGCTCCATGACATATTTGAGATGCCGTTTCATCTGGAGGGTAGTGCTTCTACGGATCTCTATTTTGTGGGGCCAAATACGCTTACCGACAAACTCGACGCCTGCATTATATGGCATGATGGCAGTCTTATTATTAAGCTGCAAACCCATATTCTCCTGCAGGTAATTGTCGAGCAGTTCGAGCGCTTCCCGTACTTCTCCTTTACTTGGTGCCATCAGTATCATGTCATCCATGTACCTGATGTAATAAGGAATCCTAACTTCACGCTTCATGTAATGGTCTACCGGTGTCATTACAACGTTGGCTGTAACCTGGGATATAAGAGAGCCAACTTGCATTCCAATTCCCATAATTCGCTCAGCTTCCAGGACGTCCGCACAGTCTAAAGGTAATCCCATCGGACGGCCATCAGCCCTAATAGCAGTTTCCAGGAACCACATCATGTCAGGATCGTCAAGAGGTTTACCGAGCTCCCGGAGCTGCACTTCTACAGGAATCCGGAAAAAGAATTTTGCTACATCTGCTTTGCCAATCCACCATTTTTGAGGTTTGTTTTGTACCAGGCGCATCCAATATTGCAATTGAGCAGCAGCCTTTATCGGACCTCGGCCTTGGATGCTGCCGTAGCTGTGTTCATAAAAAGAGCGTCTGTAGATTGGCCAGAGGACATTATAAGCTGCACAATTTATAACACGATCAGCAAATGGAAGTGCAACGATTATTCGTGTCTTTGGAAAGTATTCATAGAACTCTCGCATGCGTCCTACGGTATACTGTTTCCACCGGAGACGGTTAACAGCGTCAATAAGATTTTCCTCAAGGTTGGCGCTATAGGCAAGCACTTCATCCTTGTACCGCTTATTCCTGCGGGCAAGGAGATATCCGTCATACATATTATCGAAAGTTGCAAACCTTTCAAATACATGTTTGTGCTTTTCCATAGCGCCATTCCCCCAAAGGCTGCGCTTTACAGCTTTCTTGGTATAATACCAATACCGGCGGTATACGCAGCTAATTATTTTTAGCCTTGAGCTTGTACGTCAAGGCAGGGAAACAGATCCCTTTATCACCTCTGTACTGAAAGCAAACCCTTGAGTCTGCAATATCTGACGTGGAGGCAAAGCGGAGCGGAAGCCGCGGTTGATGTTGGTCGTCGTGCGCGAGTTGTTGCCGTTGAGGCAGAACACGCCAGCGTTGGCACCGTTGTTCCAGTTGCCACCGCAGTTGAAAAGCCGCAGCGATCTATTCCCCATGTTAAGTGGATTTTTGGCTTTTGACGGACTTTAGCCATCCACCCAGCATCTTACCAATCTCGACCACTTTTTCGGACCAGATCTGATATTTTTTCATTGGCAAAAAACCAAGGTTCATTGATAGCCTCAGATATGCCTTTAGCTTCATAATTTCTACATCCAGCTCCTGCAAAGTGGTCTTTTTGTAATACTTTTTCTGTGCTTCAATCGTTCGCTCCAGCATTCTATCCATGCTGCGTTTAATATCTGCAACAAGTGCAAATTTCTCAGACTTTGGGTATTGAGCAAGCGCACCATAGCCATATTCCATCATGTCAAAAATTTTTTGGAGTATCTTCAACTCCTCGGCCATGTACACTCACCCCCGTCCCGTTTCCCTTGAACTTATATTACATGAAAATTACATGAAACGGTCAGAGTATGCGCTATTTTGTGAGAAAATAACGGATTTCGTTATTTTGAAAAATTTTTTTCTACGCTCCGCTATCGCGGAGCTAACAGAACACAGTTATACAGATGGCAGTTTTACATAAGCGGAGCGGAAGCCGCGGTTGATGAGGGCCGTCGTGCGCGAGTGGTAGCCGCTGAGGCAGAACACGCCAGCGTTGGCACCGTTGTCCCAGCGGCCACCGCAGACGAAAAGCCGCTCTTCTGCACCATTATTAGCATATAAAGCGTCTCCTTCATAAGCACCCGGAGTCTCATCATGTTTATACAAGGCAAGCGCTTGTAGCAATGAAATAGCATTTTCGCCAACAGATGC